ATGCCCTTCACCCCCAGCCAGATCGCCACCTTCCGCGCCGACCAGACCTGCAGGATCAACATCAGCATCGACAGCGCCGATTACAGCGCCCGGGATAAAAACACGGTTTACGCCCTGGACGTGGAGGCAGTCGCCGGCGGCGTGAACGTCGAGACAGTTTGGTACGCCACCCATTACGATGATGGGCGAGATATCAAGGTCGAGCCGCGGCCCGATAATGCCGACGAGATCGGCAAAGAGATGCACGCCGCCCTCATGGAGCGCGAAGAGAAAATCATCGACGCGATCAGGGAACGGGTTTTTATCGAGGAAGAGGGGGACCCCGAAGAGGCGGCGGACGAGGCAAAGGCGGCCGAGGCGCAGAAGGATCGAGAAGAGATCCTGGCCGATCTGCGGCGGGAGGACGACCTTATCCTGGCGGCCAAGCTGCGCCCCCGGCTTAAGCATCTCGGCATCACCCAGAAGGAATTTGCCGCCGCCACCGCTATGAGCGAAAAGCAGGTGTCGCAATGGTCAACCGGGGCAGCCCCCACCCCTGCCTGGGTGAGCCTGCTGCTGGATTGCCTGGAGCACCTCACTCCCCAGGGGCGGGCGGAGGTGCTGGAAACAGCGATGGGGAGATCGAGGAAGGGATAGGGTCTCTCCCCTCCTCGGGAACTGTCTCGCACCCTCCGCATACGAAGCAAGATCGCCGCTGCAAAGATAAACCCTCCCCACATCGGAGGGCAGCGCCATGCCTAGCTATCTCGAGCCTCGATCGCCTGGGCAAATCGCCCGAGCCATATCCCTGGTGCTTGACCACTTAGCTGAGGAGGCTGGCGACGCGGAGCTGCGCTATCTCGCCGCGGCGATCGAGGTGGCGGCGGCCATCGCCCGAGATGCGGCCAGGGCGGAGCCACTGCATTGACAAAATCCTTCAAGACTCGCGCGGGGGCTTGAACAGAGGCGGTATTTACGTAGGCTTTCCCCGCAACAAAGGATGGGGGGGTGATATGATCTCGTTCGCGAGCTGGAACAGCTACAGCACCTTCGCAAGATGTGTCATGAGAGAGCGCAGGTACATTCATTCTGAGGAGGTGCTCGCTTTCCTGGAAGCTCTGGTGGCGACGAGCGCTTCACGCATGGTCTCGATACCTGCAGGCAAAGGCTTCTTCAGAGCACAGCGGGGGTGCGCTGAAGAGGAAGACCAGTACGCCGGAAAAGTTCCTAAGCCGTATCCCCCGGAGAGGATGAAGCCGCGAGCGGACCAAGCCAGCGAAGGCAGAGTGAACCCCAAAGGCATCCCCTGCCTTTATGTAGCAACAAGTCCAGAGACAGCTCTATCAGAGGTACGCCCGTGGCTGGGAAGCATAGTCTCTATTGGCTATTTTGTGACGAACCGCCCACTGAAAATCGTGGACTGCTCGGGCGATGAAAGACCTTTCTCTCTGGGGTGGATGTTTGGCGATAAACTCTCTCGCGAAGAGAAGGAAAAAGCGGTCTGGGGCTTCATCAACAATGCATTTTCGGTACCTGTCGCATCAGAAGACGACAGGGCTCATTATGTACCCACTCAAGTGATCGCAGAATGCTTGAAAACAGCAGGATATGACGGAGTAGCCTATCGCAGCTCATTTGTTGACGAGGGACACAACATCGCTCTATTCGACATAACCGCAGCAGATATTACTGCCTGCGAGATCCACGAAGTGACTAAGCTGCGCTACAGCCACAAGCCTATTGATAACCCTCGATACTACTCACTGATTTAATAGCAAAGCCTCTAGGGCTTGGCCGAAAGAGCCTCCCCTCCCAGGCCACATTATGAGCCGCGACGGCAAGCGCCAGATCGCGGCTCACGTGTTATCGGGCCACACCCTTGAGTTTTTCAAAACTCCGCAGCCCAGCAAAGCCCAGCATGGCCAGGGTCAGCTCCAGAAGCGCGCCATCCAGGCTGGGCAGAGGCGGCACATCCGCCCCGGCCACCGCCACGCACCATGGCACCAGGGGACGCAGCAGGAACTCATAGCCGAAGCCTGCCACGCAGACCCACCCGATGCCCGGGCGCCAGCCTGCCACAAACAATGAGCGATGCTTGGCCTCGGTGCGGTTGAGGTCGATCTGCGCAGCATCGGCCTGGGTCAAGGCAAGCATCAAAGACGCCTCGGCCTCCTGCTTGGCCTTATCTGCGGCGGCCTTGTCCGGCACCACCCGATCAATGATGGTGCCGAGCAGGGGGGCAAGGATGGGGATCAGAGCGGGAAGAGCCATGGTCACCCCTCCCGGATCATCTGAGCGATCCGCCGCGCCCGCTGGCCCACCTGGCGCGCCCAGAGGCTATCCAGGGCCTCGGCGGCGGCGCGGGCATAGTCCCCAGCCTCCATCGCTCCCAGCATCTTCCGAAACTGCGCCAGGGTCGGCACGCCCATGTTGTAGGCCATGTCGTAGAGGGCTTGGCGGCGGACATCGCTCATGCGCTCCGCCCAGGGCCAGCGGCGGTGCACCTCGGCAATGGCCTGATCCAGGCGGTGGCGCAACAGCCACTCGGCCTCTTCTCGGCTGATCTGCTCGATGTTTGTGCCGTAGCCGATGGTCAGCTTGCCCGCCGGGCAGCGATAGGGCTTATCGCGGTAGCCCTCGGCCGAGCGGATGTGCGCGCGAAGCGGTTCGAGATCCATGGTCACCCCTCCTTACAGGCCCTGCTCACCCGGCGCCGGTCGCGCACTTCCAGGGCAAACAACCAGAGCCGCCCCAGCGCCAGCAGACCGCCGCAGATCGCAGCAATCCAGATCATCCAGTGTTGGCTCTGCACCGCCCACCAGGGCAGAGCAGCAGCCGTGGTGCCGATCCCCACATCTACGGCAGTCTTTTGCGGCAACGATGCCTCCTTGATGAATGGCGGGTTAGGATGCGGGGAACGAGGCGAAAGCAGCATCAATCTCGGCCAGGGTGGTTATCCGACCGGCTTGGATATCGGCGGCGAGATGCGCCTCCAGCGCAAAGCACCCGGTGATATGCTGGCGAGCTGCGATAGCCATCTCGCGCATCTGCGCGTTGGTGACCGGCTCAAAACCATGCGGAAATTTCCAGAGTTCGCCATCCTGCCGGACGCCAAGCGAAATCGCCTCCAACTCCGCCAGATACTTGCCCTGGCTGGCCTCGTCGGTCCGCAGGTGCCAGCCATTCCAGTCGCATCCGCCGATCTCGGCCCGCCAGCGGCGCTCGGCCAAATAATCAAGCAGGTCCTCGCGAGCGAGCGGCGGAGCAGGCATCTCGACCCACTCGCCACCCTTCCATTCGTGGTTGGGTGATGGTCGCAGCGGCACCTCAATCGTGCCCTCGGGATAGGACTCGCGGATGTCCTCGGGGACCTCGCCGATGGCCTGCCAATAACCGCGTCCAGGATGATAAAATCCGCACTCAGACATTTATTGTCTCCGCCCAATAAAAAATCCCACCACCCTCGACACGATAATAGTGCCTTGGCGGAATGATTACGTTGACGTTGCCGTTATAACTATTACCAATGTTATTGCCCCCGGCATTCCCCACAGTTGTCCATACAGAATTGTCAGGAGACACTTTAAATGCTTGGGCTCCTGTGCTTGAGCCTCGCCCCATAACAGCTACCTGCATGGATCTGTTGGTGGGGTTTTGGTATGTCGTGTTGATCTGCCTCTGCGCCGTCACATCCTGCCAAGTCTGGCCGATGCCGAGGCCCGGCGGCGCGTAATTGCCGATGTTGTCGGTGGTGATGTATTCCGTCCACGGACTCCAGATATTGCTCGCCATCCGACGCATAAAGGTTCGGTTGGCGTGCTGCGGCGTAAATTCTTGTTTACGATGGTTTGTTACATCGGCTGCCTCAGTATGCAAGTAACCGTAGGCCTGCATGGGCAAATCTGCGTGAGGCGCTAAGTAGTAAGACCCACCATTGGTGAGTGTGTTTGGGCTGGCATTCCTTAATGTAACTGTGTTGGTTGCGATGCCGAACTGCGCCAAATGACTGTTAAGGGCATAGCGCGCGTCTTGCTCGACCTGTGACCATTGCAGCTTGTACCAAGGTTGCCAGACACCGTTTTGCTTATCACGCCTCCACAAATAAGTGTTACTCGCGCCCTCGTTAGCAGTGGAAAAAGCATGCACAGTTTGTGTTACATAATTTGAATTGTGCGCTTCAACAGAGCCCATCCACCATGTGGCGGAGCCTGACTCGACTGGAGAGTTCGCGGCATTGTTCCCCATATAGTCGCCATTTTCTAAGGCATCGTTCCAGTCGGTGATGGTCTGGCACACCCGACCGAGGCGGGCGGGAAGAGCGTTCTCCACATCCCCAGCCTGCAGTAAGCGCCGATCCTGCTGCCCATCAAAAAGAAGCGCCGCCCAATCCGAGCTGCGGGTCCAAATCGTCCCCGCCGCCGCATACCAGGGCCTGGAGGTGCCCGCGCCGGACTTAGCTAGCAGCATCAGCAGCGCCGCCGGAGCGACGCCGAATACCGCCTTAGCGCCGCTGGCCCAGTTGACCAGGTTGTTATTGTTGCTGCTGGCCAGCACAGTGTTCCGCGCCAAGGTCGGCGGGCTCCCGGCATTCACGGTGCCAATACCAACCTCGAAGGCAGAACCATCGGTCATGCAGTAGCAGGTGGTATTTCCGGCGCCGATACCGCGCAGGAAGGTAACCTTGGAGGCATTGGCCGCACCCCCCAGGGAGATGGAGCCGACGCCGGTAGTGGTTGTCGTTTCGTGGACCCTGTCTGCTAACTCAAAGGGCATTACACGCTCCTGGCATAAAAAAAGCCCGCCGTAGCGGGCTATATTTTTGAACTGGAAACGATCACCGACTTTCGATGGCCGTATATGTCACTTGGTGCGCCGGCAAATGTCGCTGCGTCGTCAATGGCGCTTCGACCAAGGTGCCGATCATAGTCTTGCGCTCGGGGGAATCTGGGTCCAGGCAGATCAGCAATTGTCCGTTGGTGCCGACGTCGAACAGCATATCATCGGCGATATCGGCGTCGGCACCACCAAGAGCCCCGAAAGGTAAGGTGATCTCACGCGCCCGCGCACCTTCATCGGCATATTGGATAAGCGACCGTTCAGATGCGACCGGCTTGGTTCCAGAAACCCAGCGCCGCGTCCACCCAAAACCGTAATTCTTCCTCGGCCGCCAAACCGGCCCTGCCCACAGGCGGCCGATCTGGAACCAGGCGGGCGCGCGGATGCTCATCCGCCAATAGCGAGCGGTAATCGGAGTCGGCGGCTGATAGAAATGATAACCATAACGCTGCACCACACCGGCAGGAATCAGCCCGCCATCATGCACATCAGACAAACCTGTCGCCGTCAGACTAAATTGATGGCGCACGGTAGCTTGCCGCGGCAGCAAAGGACCATCATTGGGTTGCGCGAAGGCAACCACGCCGATCTCATCCGCCTCGCCGAAATCAATGTCAACATGGGCCGCCCCCTCGACGCTGCGCCATACCTTAGCGATCTGAGGCACCTTCAGATTATTGACTCCCAACCCGGGCACCTCCGAGGAAGGGATAAGCGCGGCTTGGTCAATCAGGTTCCGCCAGGAAAACAGCACCTTGGCCATGCTCACCCCCACAAGGTTAATGTCGACAAGGATTTGTCTGCCTCATCGCGCGTGCCGATCACAATGAAGCGGCGCCCATCATCCAACCCGAAGCGGGAATAGCGCACGTTCACCACTTGGCCCAGATCCAGCGTGTAACCCAAGGCCCTGGTTGTGACTGACAAGGTAGTCCGGCGCGGCCCGAACAGCTTCAAAATGCGTTCTGCCTCGTCCCGGGCGGCCGCTTCATCCGCGAACAGGCTGGCAATCGGTTCAGGGTCGAGAGCCCCAAGGCTGCGCAGACTGACATCCGGATTGGCCGCCGTGACCATGCGCCCATCCTCGGCATAAGTCTGCCGCAGCGCCGCGTCCACCGTATCGGGCACATCCGATTGTGGTGACCAGTTGCGCCGGTAAAGGATGCGCTGGCGCCAGATCGGCGGCTGACTGGGAGGAATCACGTCAATATCCAGGATGCTTGTCTCATCCAGATCGAAATCCGCCGGTGCTCCCGCAGGATCCTCCAACCGGCCGCAACGGATTAGCCCATCCCGCGTCGTCCCCCACCAGGCGCCAACCCCCTGCATAAGATCATCAAGCACCTGATCCGCAGTGCTGACATCGCCGGCGGGGCTGAAATATCCCGCAGCCCCTGACGGCAGATCCGCGAAAGAATCCTCATCAATCGCTTCAGGGGACACACCCTGCGCCGCCCTCAGGAAGCGCAGAGCAATATCGCCGATGGCGGCGCTGTATCCATCATCCGCGTCCCCGCGCACATCCGCCGTGATAACCCCCTCATGGCTTCCTCCCAGACGGATCAGACCCAACGCCTTACAGGTCGCGTAATGCCCCTTTGGCACGTTTGCGGCAAGCAGAGCGGCATGGTCCGGATAGTCCGAATCGCCCGCCAGGGGCACCCCCCTGTCCCGTACAGCATCCACGGCCTCGATACGGCGCCAATGGACCTGCCAGATTTCGTGCAACGGATCGACCAGGACCGCCGGAACATTGAAGCATCGCCCCCAGCAAGCCGGCTTGGTCTTGTCCTTCAGATCCTCGCCACCTTCGAGCCCGCCGGTACCCGCATAGGTAACCTGCTGAGCCGCGGCAATGTTCAGGTCAAGGGCAAGGTCGCGCAACTCGATCCGCACGCGGTCGCGCGCGGCATACCATTCCACCGCCTTGCCCCGGGCCAGCAGCCCCATATCCCTATAAACCGCGTCGCGGCGGCCAAGAAATACCCGGATCTCGCGGCCGTCGACCGACAGGTTCCGCACTGCCCCGTCCAGGCCGCCATCCCCGTTATCCAGCTCGACCATCCCGAATTGCACGGTTTGCCGGGCTGATCCATAAAGCGGAATAGTCCTCTCCATCACCATCGGCACCACCGCCCTGGCTTCATAGTCGGCATTCGGCCGATCAGGGTCCGTCGGGTCGCCAATCCAGCCCATATCCGACCAGGTCAACATGGTTGTGCCGTCGAGGCTCTCTTCCATTTCCGACAGCGCCGAAATCGGGCTGCCGGAAATCGCGGATGCGCCGTCATCGGATGCGCGCGAGGACGGATCCCCCTGAAAAGCCTCCAGCTCGACCAGATAAACGGCCCCTGGAGCGCCCTCGATGCAGTAGCGCTGCCAGGCATTCCAGGGCGAATAGACGACATAGGGCGACCCAAAGACCACCGTGGTCGGAATACCGGCGGCAGAAATGATTTGGGTAAGTTGGGGCGCACCGACGGCGGACCCGGCATTGATCCCGACGGCATGGATACGCTGAACAAGGTTGGGATAGCCCAGTTCGGCTGCGCTGGGAATCCCTGCTGCGGAAACGATCTGCACCAGTGCAGACGCGCCGCCGACCACCGAAACCGGGGCAAGCCCGGCACCCGTGACCACATAAGCAGGATTCGCCGCGCCAATGACCACGGTAGACGCGATTCCGCTTGCTTCGATCACCCATTCCTGAACCAGGGAAGGCGAGCCAACAGCCGAGGCCGGCACAATAGAAGGCGGGAAGGCCAAGCTTTCGAGATCACAAATCGCGCTGCCGGAAAGGATATCGAAGGGCATTCCCGCCTCTCCCCATCAAGCCTAGAGGGCAAAAATCTTGTTCACGCCGGTATCCCAGGTCAGCAGGACATCACCCCCATTGGGAGTGATGGGCAGGCCTTTGGGAACCGTGTCAATGAAGGCGATCAACGGGCTAGTGGCAGGATTGCCAGTATCCTTATAAATCACCAGAGCATTCACCACAGCACCGGTCACGGATGTGAAGGTTGGATTTGCGGCGTTGAAAATGCCGTTTGTGACAGACTTGCTCGACAGCGCAACCGGAGTTCCGACCACGGCAGCCGAAACAGACGAATAGTATTGATGGCTTGCGATGTATGTATAAGCGGCCCCGTTAACCAGAGCGACACGGATGTTATCGCTCAACAGGTTGATGCTACCGGATAGAAATGCCTCTTTGCCCTTTGGATACAATACATTTGCCATTCTCACGCCCTTCCTGCAATTCGCTGGCGCTGCCCGGCCAGCTGCTGTTCACGCCTCATATCCACGATCTCGCGGCGGAGATTCACAAGCTCCGCGACCACGGCGGCGTTGCTGTCCCAAATCGCCCGCACAACCGCGCTGTTGTCGGTCATGGCCGCCGATTGCGCGGCCGTGAACACTCGTTCCCCGCCCCGGAAGCTCACCAGTTCCGGACCCCGCTCGCCGACCCAGGCAAGGCCCGGCGCCGCCGACAGGGTACCCACGGCATAGCCGGGCAGCGACCCCAGAAGGGATTCCATCTGCGAACGGATGAACTGTTCCAATCCGGCAAAGGTAACGCTGGAGCTGTAGCCTTCACGGCCCAGGCGCAGCAGTGTGTCCGCCAACTGGGGCAAGCTGCCCAGAGCGGCAGCATCTCCGGCCCTGGCGGCGGAAACGGCTTGATCGAATTGCCGCTGGGCCTCCTCGATCTTTTCGGAAAGAGTGAGTGAGGAAAGATCTCCCAGCAGCTGACGGTCCAGCCAGTCCTTCAGGCCCTGGGCCTGCTGCTGAATCATCTTTCCCTGCTGCTCCAGCAACTTCTGCCGCTCCAGCCCGTTCAGGCGCTCCACCTCCACCAGATCGGCCCCTAGCGCCTCGGCCTCCCGAAGCCGCAGCGCCTGCGCCTCCTCCAGTTGGCGCAGTTGCAAGGCAATCGGATCGGTCAGCGCAAGGATCTGGTCGGCAATCGAGGTGTTGAAGCCGTCGCGCAAGGCCGCCAGGGCCTTGGCCTGGGCTTCGGCCAAGTCGGCTTCCGACACAGCTGCCCCGGTGGCTTCGGCCACCTCGCGCAAGCCATCAATCTGCCCTTGAAGGGCGGCGATGGCCTTTTCGGCTTCGGTCAAAACCTCTGTATCCGAGATCTGTCCGAGCCAGCTTTCGAATTTCCCGTTCAGCGCCTCCATATATTCGGCGGACAGCCCCAGGTCCTTGGCCCTCTGCTGCTCTTCCAGCAGTTGCGCCTTCATGCTGGTGATCGAGGCCTTGGCCTGGCGCTCGATACCGGACAGGGTATCCCGCAGATCGTTCAGCCCTACGATTGTTTCCGCAAGCCCCTGGGCGAACAGCACATCCGAAGCCAGGGCCTCCAGATCTTGGGCCTTGGAGTTGGCCAGCGCCTTGGCCACAAGCGGGTCGTCGGAACTGAACCCACCTTTGGAGATGGCGCCGTTGATCGCGCCCATCAGGGCGTCTTCAGCCGTTTCATACTGCTTCCCGCCAGTGTAATATTCTTTATACCTGCCCACATAAGTGAAGCTCGTCGCAGCTTGTTCAGTCAGCGTCAGCCCAAGGCTGTCGCTGACTTTGTTCAGAGCTTCGATATAAGCCTCGGACAGGGCATCGGTGACAGCCCGGACACCACCGCCGTTTTTCTGGATATTATGCCCCGTAATGGAGAGCGGGCCGTCTTCGCTCAGACCTACAAGCGTTGTGGCCGCAGTGTGTTTCGGCCCCTTCTTGCCGAATAGACCGCCCAGAGCGGTGCCCAGAAAAGCCCCGGCAATCGCCCCGATCGGCCCCAGAACGCTGCCCGACATGCCCAAGGTGCCCGCCAGCGAGGTTCCCGCGATGGCGCCGCCGACCGAACCCAAGCCGCCGGTGGCCATGTTGACCAGCTGATTACTGTGCCCCAGCCCCAGCAGATTGGCGCCCAGGCCGCCCACGATGCCCCAAGGGGTATAGGACAGGCCCGTGGCGACGTTGACACCGGCATTGGTCAGATAGCCCCCGGATGAAAGCCCAAGGCCCTGGCCCAGGCCCGACAAGGCTGCCGACTGGCCCAGGTCGAACATCATCGCCGATTGCATGCCTCCGGCGAGCGAGGACCCCAGCGAGGTCAAACTGCCGATGCCGCCGGAACCACCTCCGACCGCCATACCCGGGCCGCCGCCGACGATCTGGCCGCCCACCGCCTGCATCCCGCCGCCCATGGTTCCGGCCATGACCGGGGCGATAACAGGCCGGATGATGGCTTCTGCGGCAATCTGGGCGAAGGTCCGCCGCATGATGCCCAGGATGTCATCGGCCAGCGACGCCCATCCCCGGCGCTGGCCGGAGAAAAAGTCATCAAAGATCTTGGCGCCGTAATCGACCACCTCATCCGTGGCACGATTGGATTGGCGGATGCGCTCCTCTTCCAACTGCCTTCGAGCGTTGCGCAACTCCTCATCGGTTTTCTTGCGCTGCTCATGGGCACGGTTGCCCTGGTGGATCGCCCGTACCTGGCCCTCGTAAACCTCAAGCCAGGCTTCCGCATTCTCGACGCCGGCCTTTTCCAGTTTCCCCCGGATGTCCAGCAATTGCAGATGCACTTCCAGTTCGCCGGTCGTGTCGCCGTAATAGCGGTTCTGCAGCTCCAGCTTTTCGAGTTCTGCATCCAGGCTTTCGGTAATGCCCTGGATGGTACTGGCGCGATGCGCCTGGATCCGCTGAGCCTCGGCCTCGGCCCGCGCCTGCTCCTGGGCGGCCTTTTTCGCCGCTTCCTCGGCAGCACGCCTTTCCGCTTCGAGCCGCTTTTCTTCGGCTATCCGGCGCTGGACCTCCTCACCGGCACGTCGGGCCGCTTCTTCGGCTTGGTTGCGCGCCCCAACGATCCCCAACAGTTCCTCGCGCAGCCCTTCGGCCTCTTTCCGTGCGGCGCGATAAGCCATTTCGGCTTGCTGGGTCCATTGGCTTTCAGTGCCCCATTTCGAGCGCACGGTCTCAAGGCGACGCAACTGCTCTTCCGCTGCCCGGTCAGCAGCCTCCAAGCGAGCTGCGATATCCTTTTCCTGACTGACGAACAGTAGCGCATCAAGCTGCTGCACCCCCAAGGCTAGAGCGTTGACAACATCAGCCAGCCTCTGGACAGAACCAGCATCGCCTATCTTCTGATAAAACTCTTCGATACTCTGCCCCAAGGTGTCGAATGCCCCGGACAGGCCTTTACCCGCCGCCGCCCCGGTACCTCCGACCTGCCCCTCGACGGCTTCGAGGATCAACTTCTGCGCCTCAAGAACGCGCCCGGATTCCTCCAGGGACTGGATCATTTCCTTCTGCTGGGCAGTAAAGGAAACCCCGGATTCGGACAAGGCAGACAACCCCCTTGTCGGATTTTCCAACGCCTTGCCGAGCTGCACCGCATTACTTTCCAGCGTCCCGAATCCAGCAGCAGCAAGATCCTGGGCCGCCTCTAAGGTACGGCGGAACACATCCGCGCCGACGCTCCGGAAAGTCATCAATCGCTGCGCAGCGGCTTCCACGCCTTGCGTACTGGCCAGCGTACCCAGCGCGATTTCACGCGACATCTGGCGGATGCTTTCCGCCGTATGGCCAGAGGCATAGCCGGTCGCCCGCAGGATGGCCTCGGTCTTTAGCCCTGCCTGTTCAAATTGCTCGGCAACCGACACCCCTTTGGACAACGCCGCCATCACCCCACCGATAACGGCAGCAGCCCCCACCCCTGCGGGTCCGAGAGCGACAAGCCCCGACCCGACCGCACCCAAACTCCCCGCCATGGATTTCAGCGATCCCGTGACCTCATCCGAAGCTTGGCGCAGGGCCTTCATGGCGGGGGTTGCCTCGCGCCCCATCTGGTTGATCCGCTTGCCGGCACGATCTGCCGCCCGTTCCGCCGTGGTCAGCGCATTGGCAAAGCGCGGCGAGGCATCGCGAACCAAAGCGAAGGCCTTCTCCCCATCCTGCCCCAGCGCCGTCAACGCTTTGCGAAGCTCTTCAACACCCTCGGAATCAAGGCGGAACGTGAATTTCCGGGACATACAGGCCTCCAGGAATCAAAAAGGGCAGCTCTGAAGGGCTGCCCTCGCAAGAAAGGTGGCGTAACGATTATTGACAGAGAGAGAAGACGATCTGAGGATTGCCGCTCTCGGTTGTTCCAGGCTTAGGAGGCGATGTGGAACCTCTTCTTTTTCTCCTTATGGCACTGGCATTAGGGCTGATCATCTATTTCATCCCCACTGTCATCGCCATCGAGCGCAAACACCCTTCCTGGGGGTCTGTTATCGCTGTAAACATTTTCCTAGGCTGGACCCTTTTGGGATGGGTCGCCGCCCTGGCTTGGTCACTGACCGGAATTTCTCGACCTGCCACGACGCCGGGACAGGCACCTGCCCAACCCACTCATCAGGTTGCCCGAACAGAGGAAAAGACCTGCCCCCGCTGTGCCGAAACCGTCAAAGCCGCGGCAAAAGTTTGCCGCTTCTGTGGGCATGAATTCGAGGCCAAGCAACCGCCGGGCGCCGCCTAATCCTCCTTCGGCAAGGCTCGCTCGATCAGGGCGGGCATTCGCTCCGCCCAGCGCCGCATTGTTGCATCCACGTCCATCGCCCTTTTCATCCGCACCTGGGGGACCAGGATGAACATCGGCACGGCTCCGGCCTCCAGGATGGCGGCAGTCCGCTTGCGCCGTCCACTGCCGACCAGATACCGGCCGCCAGCAAAAGCCAAGCTTTGCACTTTGCCCCGGCGCATCTCCTGGGCGTGGGTGACGCGCAGGAACCACACCAACGTGCCGTTGGTGCCGGGCCGCACGAAGGTCATTTTCCGCATTTCCGACATCTGCTGGGGCGTGATCAAAGGCCCCGTCCGGCTCCGGCGCCGCCCACCGGCTTTGTTGTAGCCGGTGGGAATCGCCAGATACCGCCCCTGACCGCTGATCCTCACGCCCTCGGAGATCGAACTCAAGATATCGTCGGCGCTTTCGCCGCGCGCGAAGATCGTGCCCGAGGCCCGAAAAGAGGCCTTGCCCCTCTTGGGATAAGCCTCCGCGCCGATCATGTTGGCAACGGTATCGGCAAATCCCGCCCTCAGAACCTGCTGTCGCAGATCCAGCTGCATGCCCTTCACCGCCGCCTCGACGCCCGCCGTCACGGCAACCGCGCCTTCGCGGCCCAGGCTCTCGGCATAAGCCCGGATATCAGGCGTGCTGGCTCTGATCTTGACCATTCCGCTTTTCCTTCAGCGCCACCTCGGCCGCCGACATGATGCCGAAGGCCTCGATCACACAGGCGGGCTGGTCGGCCAGTCCACCGGCAAAGGGCAGATGCCCCGGGCCGCCAGCGCCGCCGCGATAAGCCTGATAGAGCTGCAGCAGGATCATATCCTCCTCATCCAGCAGATGAAGAGGATGGACCCGCAGCTCCGGCCAGCCGATCTCGGGCAGTTCCCAATGATCGCCCTCCAGGGGCGATTCCGGCGTTGCCGCCTCTTCTCCCTCGAAATCCCGCCGCCGGATCAGGTAACCGACGGCGAGACGGAGTTTTTTGCTTCGGTATCCGACACGCGAAGCATTTCCTGGACCTTGGCGCCGATCTGAAGCAGATGCATCTCCGGGATCCGCGCCAGCAAATCATCGGGCACGCCGGTTCGGCCTCGCCGGAATTCAGCCGGGCCGTTTTCCCAGCCATCCAGCAGCAAGCGGGCCGCCTCGATGGAATAGATGCCGTTATACGCCTCGTTATCGGCCCGCATCTCGGCATAGGGCCGGTAAGCCTGCTCGATCATGTTAGACAGAGGCAACAATTCGGCTTCAGCCCGGCTCAACGCTGCCAGCGCCTCGACGAAAGCAGCCCGCCCATCCTCGCTCTGGTCCTTCGCCGTTTCCCAGACCACGCGCAGGGCCTCCTCATCGGCATCGATCAAGGCCAGCAGGTTCGACTTGGCCGCCGCTTCGCTTTCGTCGCGCGGATCGCCATAGATTTCTTCCATCCCCCGGCGCAAGGCGGCCAGCATGGCAAGGGGCGGATGCTGCCGCCCGCCGGCAAGGCGCACGGCCCGTTGCAGGGCAGCCCGGTCCGACAGGCCCGGCACGCGCAGCAGATAGGTCCGCCGCTCCTGCTCGGGCTTCGCTTCCTCGCCCATCGGCACCAGGGATACAGGCTGTTTGGGATCCAGATACTTCGCCATCAGGGCACCTCAGAACAGGCAGATGAAGATTTCCGCATCGGCGGCGCGGGATTCGAAGGGCATCTGCTCGGCCGCCTTGCCGCGCACATCGCTTTGCTCGTTGCCGGTATAGCGGAAGCGTGGATGCCAGATGGAGGATCGCTCGCCGGGGGTCTTGCCCCAGGCCAGCCACAGGCTGCTCGGCTTACCATCCAGCCAGTCGGCGAAAGCATCGCGCGTGCTGGCCAGCGTCATGGCCGCCGTGATACGGCCCGATGCGGCGCGGTCCATCACCTCGGCGATATCGTAGCCGAACTCCGCCGCCGGATCGTCCCCCTGGTCGACCGTCGCCCCCAGATCGAAGCTGTATTCGCTCCACTTGAAGGGCCTGTCCCCAAGCCAGCTTGCGGCGCTCATCACGGCCCGGGGCATGCCCGCGTCATAGTTGGGCGCCCCCGGCTTCGGCACATCATCGGGTTTCGCGGGCAGGATGCCGCGAATCTGGAAGGCCATCTCGACTAGGCTGCGCGGGGCGCCGGTAAGGCTGAAGGTCCCCGCAGCACCCATCAAGCGGCGCCGGCGGCTTGGCTGGCCGGCGGTGTTGTGGTGCTGCCAAGTATGAATGGTGATGGTTTCGGTCCCCGCGCTGACCGGGCGATACAACACATTGGCCGGGATCTCGTATTCGGTGGTGGCATCGGGCGTGACCTCCCACGGCGCGTTGACGGTGGCCGTCTTGCTCGCGCCGTCATAGGCGGCAATCACGCGAATTTGGCCCTGCCCGGCGCCGCCGACCAGCAGGACCGGCATGCCGACATAGATGTCATCCACCTCCGAGGCGGCAGCGGCCAAGGTGATCGACTTGGCTTCGGCCGCCACCGCCGTGCCGGTGATGGCAGAAGCCGTAATGGTTTCCGAGAAACCGCAAGCACGGATCAGCTTGCCATAATCCGGCGGCACGCCGGGCTCGCCCGAACCGCGCAGAAACACGCTGGGCTGAGTCGATCCGCCGCCGCCGCCGGTTTCGCTTTCCGAACGCGAAAGAGATCCGGTGACATAATCGGTTTCGATACGCTCGAAATCCGCCGTGAACTGGATAGGCGAACGCACCTTCACGGCATCGGCGACCGGATCGATCTCTTCCTCGATGCCCGATTCCGCCTCGATCTTGGCGGCGAACTGCTGGTTTACGGTACGATAGGACATCGTTGCTTACTCCTGTCCGGCCGCCGCTGCGGGCGCCTCGGTTTCAGCCGGTTTGCCCGGCGCGGTTTCGGATATGGCCGCAGGCGCCGCATTCCGCGCCATCGCTTCGGCCTGTTCAAGGCTGCGCGACCCACCCATCACGGGCGCGCGCAGGCGCTGGACCGGCACTGCGCCGGTCCTGCGGGGCTTGGCCATAGGGGCCTCCTTCAAGCAAAGGTGAAAGGATCGTTCTCGGCGGTCGCGTACTCGACCTTGAATGACAGTACGATGCCGGCGACAGGGGCGGCGCTGTCCCAGCTCCCACGCTGCGGCGCGGGCTCAGGCGACAACGTGCAGTTTCGGGCAAGCCCGCCCGCAAGATCGGGGATCACCCGGCGTATCAGCGCCGCGCGCAGCAATCCGGCCTTCTGCAGGGCCGCCGCCTGACTGCACGCCGTCACATAGATTTCCAGATCCACATCCAGGATAAAGCCGTCCTCGCCGGTGAAATCGGCGAAACTGTCTTCCGCCCCCTCGAACACGACAACACGCGGCATCTCATCCGATACTACGGGCTGATCACGCTCCCGCTCGACCACAAGACCGGGGACATCGCTGGCGGCCCGCTGGCAAGCGTCCACGACAGCCGTCAGGATCTGTTCGCGGCATGGCACAGGATCAGGCATCGACGGGCACTCCCACATCGACCGTCCAGACAAGCCCCAAATCATCCAGGACAGGCGTGCCGATGACCGGCCACGACCGCCCATTCTGGATGATCCGGTCACCGCGGCGCGGCCTCGCAACTTCGGAAACACGGACGTCGAACCGCGCAGCCGCTTCCTGCTGTGCCGCCGACATCCGCACCCCCACGGACAACATCGGATCGTCCGCAGCTGGCCGCTTGCGGATTACCCGTACCGGACACCCCTCGCCGTCGAGGGGGGTGTAAACGGCGTCCTCAGCCAGATTCTTGCTGGCAAACAGCCGGTCGATCATCCGCTGCGACATCGGCCCCTCCCATAAAAACGCGAAAGGCGGTCCGAAGACCGCCTTTTCGCATCACGTTGTGACCGTCGATCAGGTGCGCTTGGCGCGCTGGAGGGCAGCGGGCCTCTTGCAGATGAACAGCGGGTAGGAATAGACCTCGATATCCACCCAGGCATTGCGGTCCTTGTCCCAGACGATCATGGAATAGACCGATTGGCCGGGGGTATTGACGAAATCGAAGGTCTCAGCCGGGGCCATCGCCATCTCGAAAACGCCAGGGACCGAAGGAAAGAAGCGGCATTTGTCCGCGCCCACCGCCACCTTCGAATTATCGTCGGTGCCGCGATAGTTGATGAAGGTGATCCCGCCGTAATTCAGCACGCCAAAAGCATTGCCCTGGCGCAGATCAGCGGCTTCCTGCTGGTTCAGGTAGGTTTCCCGGACTTCGGAATGCGCCGTCAGGTCATCCCAGAAGGCATCGCCGCAAAGGGCGATGATCTGGAAACCCGGGGCCACCACGCCGCCCAGGCCGCGCATCACCGCACGGACCACCTGGGTGCATTTCTTGCGCACCACACCCGGTTCGGGGCTGGCATTGTCGAGGTCGAAATCGATCTCGGCGGGCTCGGGAATCCCAAATTCCTGGAACCAGTCATAGATCACCGAGCCATCGGCATCGAGCATCTTGCCCTGGACCATGCCCAGGCGCATGTGTTCATGGGTCAGCTCGACTTCGGCTCGCAGGCCGGTGGGACCGCCAAGGCGGCGCATCACCTCGTCCTGGACCTGCATGAATTCGCTTTCGCTGCCGAAAGCGCGAATATTCTGCAATTCGCTGGCAGTCAGCCGGTCGCCCTTGGCGATGCGCACCGTACGGAAATCCCGAACCTTGCGGCGCTCAGTACCACGCTGGGCCAAAGGTGCCCCGCGTTCGCTGGTCTGGATCACCGACAGAACGCCTTCGCGCTCTTCAATGGCCACCGATTCGGTGCGAACCGGCTTGGGCACGATCAAATCGGGGATGGAGCCCAGAAAACCGGGCTTGTAGGGGGCTTTCTCGACGGCCTCGGTCATCGAGATCATCGAGAAAGCATCTTGGCGGAAAATATCCAGGGTCGCCATAGGGCGGGCCTCCTTAGCGGGCGATGATGCCTGCCTCGGCCAATTCGGCCAGGGCATCGGCGATCTGCTGTGTGGTGGTGCCGGTGGGCCATTCCAGCTCGGCGGCATTGACTTCCGCGTCCCGCGCGGTGATCACGCCGGGGGCGTCGGCATCGGTGGCATCAACGGCGGCATGAGAGATGCCCGCCGCCTTCTCCGAGCCGTCCTCGGCAGCCGGGCTGACCGGCACATACTTGCCGGTAGCCGTCACACGGCCCAGGACGGCCCCAGCGGGAACGGCATGACCTGCAGCGAAGATGACGGATTCGCGCGAGCGGCTGCCGTTGGCTTCGGAGACGAGATATCCGCCGGCATGACGAGGTTCGGTAAGAGTGCCCATTGATCAGATCCTTACTTCTTGGAGCCGAAAACACGCTGTGCTGCCGCGCCCCAGCCATTGCCACGGGCCTCGGCACCGCCATGGCCCAACTCGACATTTCCCAGGCCGGCCATGGCACCGGCCAGGCCGCCGCCCTTGGGCGCCGCTTTCAAAGCGCGGCGGGCCTGATCGACCGACAGCCCGCTGGCAGCCAGTTCCCCGGCCAAGGCTTCGCGCCCCTTGGCTTCCGCCAGCCCCATGATCGAGGCAGTCCGCTTACGGTCCTTGGCCACGGCCTTGGCCACGGCATCCTTTTCGTCTTCTTCGCTTTCGGCCTCTTCTTCCTGCTCGTCAGTTTCAGCTTCGGGGTCTTCGTCTTCCTCGACCTCGGCGTTTTCCTTGTCCTCGGTCTGGTCTTCGGCAGCGCGGTTCGCCGCCTTCGCTCGCTTGGCCATGGTAGTCTTCTTTCCTTTGGCTGTTTTGCGCGCGGCGGCTGCCGCGCCTGTGGTCCGGCCTGGGCCGGCCAGGTGATCAAGCAGCGCCGTCATGGCCTGCTCATAGGTTCCGATGTCGGTGGCGAAGCCCGCCTCGACCGATTCGCCGGCATTGAGACAGCGGGCCTCGGTCGACAGCACGGCTTTGGTATCCAGGCCGCGTCCGCGCGCCACGGTGTCGGCGAACAACACCCGCACCGCCTCGCAATCCGCCTTCACACGGTCACGCACTTCATCCGGCAGCGGGGCATAGGGATTGCCATCCACTTTATGGGCGCCGGCATGGATCAGGGTGACCGTCACGCCAGCTTCTTCCAATGCTCTGGAGAAATCGGCATGCATGCAGACGACGCCGACAGAGCCCAGCCCGCCAGTACGCGGCACAAAAACCCGCTCGGCTTGGCTGGCCAGGGCGAATGCCGCCGAATAGGCCGATTCCGTCGCCACCGCCCAGACCGGCTTGGACGCCCGGACCCGATGAACCTGATCGGCCAGGTCGAAGCAGCCCGACACCTCGCCGCCGGGGCTGTCCACATCCAGCAGGATCGCCCGGACATCGGGGTCGGACGCCGCCATGTTGAGCTTGGTGGCGATGCCGTCATAGCCGGTCATCCCTGAATATGGATCCAACGTGCCCAACTTGTGAACGAGGCTCCCTTCTACGGGAATGACTGCCACGCTCTCGACCATGCGGTAGATTTTGCGCTCGCGGCGGTCCCCGGTCAGCGCATTGGCCGACAGATCGGACAGCATCACCGGCTCGTTGTCCTCTCGCACCAGGACGCCATGCATCTTTGCACGCGGGGCAACCACGCCCAGCAGGATCTGCGCCTTCTCCGGCGTCACCAGCAGCGGCCGATTGACCAATCGCCCAAGGAGGCGGGGATAATCGAAAGCCATGGTTACATACTCCTGGGTCTGGCGAGCGCGCGGCGCTGAAGATCGGCCATGCGCGTCTCATAATTTGTCAGGCGAGAGCCGACATCCCGCCCCTGGCGCGTCGGGGCGCCTTCCTCGTCTTCTTCGTCCGGATCAGTATTCCCCATATCCTCGGTCACACCCGGCGAAGTGGGCTCGGGCAGGCCGTAGCTGGCCCTGAGAGCCCGTTCATAGGATTGCTGCTCCAGGACCTCCTCGAAATCCCGGCCCTGCTCGGCGCATTCGTCCATCTGTGTCGAAAGCTGGTAATCCATGCGCTTTCCAGCGGCATCGGCTTCCTTGACCGGATCCACCCAGCCTCGCCCAGGTCCAATCCAGCGGCAGCGCGTCCAGGCCGGGAATGCTTCCCAGAAGCCCGGCGCGTTCCGGGGCAGGTCGATCTCGCCCCGGTCGAACTCCTCTTCCAGCCAGAGCGCGAAAATCGGGCGCGCCACGGCGGCGGCGAAATGCTGCCGACGGGCAACCAGGAACTTCCAGCTTTCCAGCAGGGCCGCGCGGGCCGAGGAATAGTTGGTCTGGCTCCAATCCTGGGCGAGCTGCTCGTAGCTCTGGCCGATACCGGCGGCGATATAGCGCAACACCGATCGCTCGAATTCGGCGAAGGCTTGGTTGGGCCTGGTCGCGGCGGCGAAGTTGAACTTTTCGCCGGGGAACAGGCTGTGGATTTGAACCCCGTCCAGCGTCGGGTTTCGCTTTTTGTGAAAATGTCCGCGCTCGCGCTGATAAACGTTCAGATGATCAGCCGCCGTAGGGTTTGGCCTGCCTTCCTTGGCCAGCAAATCCTCCATCAAGCCCTGATCAAAGGGGCTTTCGATGAACGCAGCGAAGATGGCGTTAACCAGGGCGGCCTGAAGCTCGATCCGACCGTAGCGGTCTTCCATCTTCAGTTTTTCCAGCACCGGGGCCAGCAGGGACTTGCCTCGCGTCTGTCCAGCCCGTTCCGGCTCGAAGAAATGCAGCACGCGCATCCGCCCCCATGGAGTAGAACGGGGGATTCGCTGCCAGCGCATCACCTCTTCCGCGCCCGCATAGGCATCACCAGGATGGGCGCCCCGGATATGGAAAGCCAAAGGCGCACCGAAGCCGTCCATCTCGATCCCGCCGCGCAGAACAGGCCCGTCGATCATGCCTGCAGGTGTCGAAAGTCGGTCTGGGTCGATCACCTGGATTGCGGTGGCATAAGACGAATCAGGGCGCGGCAGCCAATGGGCCACGGCCAGGGCTTCGCCGTCAGCCAAGCGATGCCGGAACAACAATCCCAGCAAGGCCGAGAGGGTCAGCCGCCGCCCCGCATCGACGGGGAAACGCGGGTCCTCTGCCCAAAGACGGAAGCGATGTTCCACCTCACGGGCGAAATCCCGCGCCCATTCCGGCGAAACTCCCAATGCTGCCGCGTCGGGACGGTAGAGGAGGCGGAATTCCGCGCCGATCGCTTGGTCGATGTACCGTTGCAGGGCACCGCTGGCCCAGCCATTGTTGCGCGCGATGTCGTGGACGCGCGCGGTGACGGTATCGCGCTCCGGCAGCCATTCGGAATCAGGCCCCCGCAGCGAGGGCGACCAGGATGATAGTTCCTGGCTGAAGCGGTCTGCCGCCGCATAGGCGGTGGTCTGGGCCGAAGCCTTCATCGGCCCGCCCCATTGATCAACCAATGAACCCATGGTCAGAACCTCGGCTGAATGGAGACACGCCCGCGCTTCCTGGCCTTTAGTTCCAGGATGCGGGCCCGCAGATCGGCCACATTGGCTTTGCTGTAAGTGACTTGGCGGCCGTCATAGGCTTCCGATTCGACACGGTCACCCATCAGCACGGCATCGAGCGCCGCCTCGAGCCTGTCAATGCGGGCCTGAAGATCATCAGCCATGTGCTGTCCTCCGCTTTATCAGGCCAGCAGATCGGCCAGGGATGCGTCTTTTGCCGGTGCCGGGGGCTCGTCCCTCCGAACAGGCTTTTCTTCGTCTGCCGGGATCGGTTTGTTTTCTGCCAGAAGATCGCCTTGGGCGCCGGGCTTGGGGACAGCCCGCACCTGTCGCAGCGCCGCCCATTGCTCGGGTGTCATGTCCGGGATGCCCAGATGAGCCGCCAGGGCCATGTTGTAGATGCGGCAGTCGAGCAAGTGGTTTTGTCCACGGGCCATCCATTGCCTGACCTTGCGGCCCTTGCTTTCGACTTCCTTGAGGTATTCCGAGGTTACTTGGCTGAAATACGCCTCATCATGGAACTGGCTGAAATGACAGTATCCATGCGGGTCTTCGGCCTCACCCTCGGCAATACCCGGCTTGCGCAGCAGCGCGTACCATTTCGACTTCAACGGCCAAGTCCCCACCGGCCACACCTTGGCGCCACGGCGCTTTTTCTTGCCGCCCAGGGTGATATCAACCACCGAGGGTGTGCCGAGGGCCGGTCGATACCAGCCATCCTCGCCCTTCAGGGCATAGACGCCGTGATGGCGCCGAGCCCAGGATTTGACCACCTCGCTGTTATAGCCCGAGTCGATGCCAAAGGCGTCCGCAGGCCAGGCATTGCCATAGGCGTCGGGGTAACGCCGCGCCACCAGGGCATCCAGGTCGCGCCAGACCGGGTTGTCGGGATCATCCGTTACCCCGGGCAAGAAACCTGCGTCGATGGACCAGGACACCTCACCTGCCCCCCAGGCGACGACCTCGTAATAGATGCCGTCGCCCTGGACGTCGCAGGCGGTGGTGATGATCAGACCACCTGGCGGGACTTGGCGACGTGCATAGCTGCCGCGCCGCGCATAGAGACGCTGCCATTCCGGCGCTTCCCCTCGCTCCTCCCAGGCCAGTCCGAGGCGGAGGTTGTAGAAAGCCTTCAGCTTGACCGGATCGTCCTTGGCGGCCAGGAAACCCGCTGCCAACTTGTCCCAGGTGGTGAGGTTCGAGATCAGTGCGTCAATGTGGAAGCTTGGATGCCGCCCTGGACCGGGGGCTTCGGGCACCCATTTGCCGGCTGCCACCATTGCCCGCTTGTGGTGATGTTCGATGACCCCGACACCGCATTCGGGATTGCGACAGGCATACCAAGCATTGTGCGGGAATTCCTTGTTGAAGCGCAGACCGCCCTTGCCTTCGGCATCGGGGAAGAAGGTCAGCTTCTGGTATTCCCCGCAATGGGGGCACGGCACCTGCCAATAGCGCTGGTCCCCAGCCTCGAAAGCCTCGTCGATGCGACTTGCGCCTTTGATCTTGGGCGTCGATCCCTCCAGGCGCTTCCAGTCGGCAGTCGCCTCGAAGGCCGATTGGCGGGCCTCGGCCATGGCCATCGGATCGCCCTGCCCGTCCAGGTCCAGCGGCCAGTCATCGACTTCGTCGGCAAAGACATATTTGACCGTCTTCGAGCGCAGATCAGCCGAGGAATTGGCTCCCGTGATGACGATCGAGCCGCCGGGGAACCTCTTGTTCAGAGATGTCGAACCGCCGGTCGAGCGCGAGACTTGCTTGCGCACCTTCTTGCGCACCGCAGGCGATTGCTCGATGGTCGGGTTCAGTTTTTCTCGTGCGAAATCCTGGGCGACGGGAACCGTCGGCAAAACCATCAGCGTCTTCGCCGGGGCCACGTCGATGATGTAGCAAAGCCACGCCTGCCCGACGACGGTGAAGCCCACCTGCGCCGATTTGCGAACGACAACCCTCGTCGCCAGACTGGTCGAACCCATCAGGTCGATAATCTCGATCAGGTATGGCGTAGTTGCCGGGTCCCATTTCGCTCCTGCCTTGGGGCCATCGGGCACCACCAGGTTCTCGGCCGCCCAGGCAGAAGGGGCGACATCTGCCGGCGGCGCCAGTCCCAGCGCCAGGGCGGCGGCGACCACTGACAGGGCCTTACGTGGCGTCATCCTCCTCGCCCTCCTCGCGCCCGGCCTCCTCGGCCATCAGTTTCATGTCCTCAGCCATGGAAATCTGCAGGATCCGCAACTCACGGCGCAGAACCTCGCGGACAGCATCAACGCCACCAGCTATGGCGGCCGAAGAGAGTTCATCCGCCAGCACCACCAGACCGCCCAGCTTGTCGCAGATACGCTTTCCGGCGCTGACCATCGCCTCGGTCACATCGGCGACCCGCAGCAACTCGCCCTTCAGCTCGGCAAGCTTCAGCTCCTTGATCTCGCGGTCGACGGCCTCTGTCAGGGCCTTCTCCGCGTAATAGCCTCGTTCACCCGTCAGCTTCGGTGCTGACGCCGGGGCGGATGATGCGGCAAGCGGCAATTCTGGCGCCGCCTCAGCCTCCTGCCTTTCCAGCGTCAGCTTCCCCGCAGCCTCCAGGGCTGCCAGGGCGCGAGCTACCGGGATCTTGCCGGCTTGCTTCGGGATGACGTTGGACTTGCTCACCGCTTGGCGCGTCATCTTCACACCGTAGCTGCTGCTCAGCAGCCGGGCGAACTCGGCCTGCCCCATGAGTTGCTGCATGGGCGTCAACTCCCCGCCGATCCGACAACCGGCGTCAACGTGTCAACCATATGGAAACCGTGAAAAACTGGCGCACTCCCGCGCCTTTGCCACCCGCATACGCGCCAAGCCCAGGAGGGACCCGCGCCCCGCCACCTCAGCGGCAGAGCTAAAAAGCCAGCGCCCGCCAAGGTCAGACCGGGCGGGCGCTGCAGGCAACAGGGAGGAAACGTCCGAAACAGAAACGCCCGCTGGGGTCTCCCCCGGCGGGCGCTTTTCGAAGCCTTCTGACCCTATGTCAACCCATTTGCCCCCGTCAACTCCCAGTTTTGACCCAAGGTGCCAACGATGCCCTAGGGCTTTGAACTGAATGGCTTTTTAGAACTGAATCATTGTGCTGAAACCATTTCGCCAATTCGAATAGGGTGTTGATCCAGACCAGATAAACCCTCCTGGCAGCCTGAATTTCTTCGGGTGTATCGATCCATACGATGTCTGTCCGCACTGGCCACTTCTTGGAAACCGTCCGGTCCCACGTTGGCACGCCGATCCGCTGGCCATCGACAAAGCCCCATGATCGGGAGGCGGGGGCACACCAGCCAGAATAGAATTCCATCCACCCCTCGAGCGGCACCGCCCTGGTGCGGGCATTGATCATGCAGTCAGGGCGCGTGCCCGCCAGAGCATGCTGACGAACCAATCCGCGTACCGCACCGGGCAAGGCATCAACCACTTGGGAAGCCAGTGCAGCATCAGGATGCACGTCATAACCTCCAGCACCGCCATCGATGCGAGTACCGAGAATGCCGATCCGTTCCAGGGCTACCACACCGTCACAGCTCGACTCATAAACCTGCATTCCGGAAGCACGCCGTTCCAGTTTGTCGAGGTTGCCCGAACCACCAGCCTTCTGCTTGGCAAGCGCCCAATGAAGGAAATCCTCAACATCAATATTTTTCCGAGCCACGCCCATCCCCCTTATGCTGCCCGGTCGAGCTTGAACTCGGCCAGGATTTCAGGCGGAACCCAGCAATCCGGCTGATCAGGTTCGGGCCCCCATTGCCCCAGCCACCTCCCTTTGCCGAGCCACCCCTCGATCCGCTTGCGCCAATCGGGGCCGACCGGAACCGGCTCCTCCGGACTTGCGCGGCGGTCTGCTTCGCTTTCGACAACCCTGTCGAGATAGGCCCAGGGATTGCGGATCTTTTCCCCTTTCTGCTCGGCCGCATCGAAGGCCCTGACGACCAGAGCCTCCAAATCCTCCGGAGAAAAGCCAGCCTTCAACCAACGCATGACCTCGGCCAACCCCTGTTTCGAGGCACTGGCCAGCTTGGCCTCGCCATCGATCCCGGCCAGCCTCCAGACCACGCGACGAACACGATCAATCGGCAATTCGCCGCCATCCTGGGCCGGGATGGGGGGGATTATAGGGGGGGATGATGGAGGGTGCAGGGAGGAAGAAGGGGGGGCACAAGGGGGGGAAGGATCCTGCGTTTCATCGCGTTTCATCTGCGTTTCATGAAACGCATGTAACGGTGATGGAACGCTTGAAACGTTACACTGCGTTTCATCCAGTTTCATCGGGGATTTCGCCGCTTCATGCTGCCTGCCCTGGCGGTGCTTCTGAACACGGGCGGTGGACGAAGTCTTGTCCATCTGCCGCCGATCCCAGGCGGCAAGATGCCCATCCTCTCCGATCATGTCCTTACGGCGCATGGCCTCAATTACCGCCTGGATTTGCTCTTCATCCACGTCCAAGACGGCGGCGATCACTTCCGGGTCGGCACCGGAGACATCGCCGCGCACGGCAGCCTGAGACGCATGATCGAGCAATATCCACCAGCATGCGACCGCAACGGGACGCGGCACACCTGCCTTGCGGGCAATGACGGCAAGCTTCGGATCTGTCGGCGCTCCATGCCAGGAGCGGAACCAATCAGCCATCTCACCCTCCCTCTAACTCGCGGAACCTGGTGAAGGGCGCATCATAGGCCAGGCGTACGGTACCGACTGGGCCTTGGCGCTGCTTCGCCACGATCACTTCGCCGGTGTTCCACACTTCATCGCAGCGCGACTGCCATGCGGCGTACCGGTCATTGTATTTTTCGTCGCTCTCTCCGGACCGACGGCTCGGCTCGGAGCGCTCCAGATAGTACTGCTCGCGAAACACGAACATGACGACGTCTGCGTCCTGTTCGATGGACCCGGAATCGCGAAGGTCCGAAAGCATCGGCCTCTTGTCCTCGCGCGCCTCAACGGCACGCGAAAGCTGGGATAAAACCAGCACGGGCACGTTCAAATCCTTGGCTAGGCCTTTCAGCCCCTTGGTGATCTCGGCCACCTCTACGGCCTTGTTGCCGTTACGCTCGACAGCTTCGATCAAGCCCAGGTAATCAATGACGATCAGCTTGACGCCCCTCTGGCGGACCATGCGCCGGGCGGCAGCACGGATCGCGGGCACCGTCAGCCCCGCGCGGTCATCGACACAGATGGGCAATTCCCGCAGCGCATCCTGCGCGGCAACCAAGCGGGCCATTTCGTCGGAGGATATCTCGCCGCGCAGCGCGCGGATCAGCGGCACGCGGGCCTGGGCCGAGACGATGCGCCCAGCCACCTGCCCGCCGGACATCTCCAGCGAAAACAGCCCCACGGGGTGGCCCGCCGCCGCGCTGTTCCAGGCAATGCAGGTGGCCAGCGCCGTCTTGCCCATCGATGGGCGCCCGGCCAGGATGATTAAGTCGGTCTCGCGCAGGCCGCCGATCTGGCGGTCGAGCGAGGGCAGGCCGGTCGAAATCCCGATCACGCCATCGCCGCGCTTATAGGCCGCCTCCCACTGCATCAACGCATCGCGCCCGCAATCGCCAAAGCCGCGCAGCTCGCCTGCGCCGCTCCCGGCAGCGGCCAGATCGAACAATGCGGCTTCGTGGCGCTCGTGCAGCTCGCGCGCCGAGCCATCGACGCGATAGCCATAGGCCTCGCTCTCGGTGCTGCGGCAAATCTCGATCAATTGGCGGCGATGCCACAGATCGACCAGGTGGGCGGCCTGCTCGGCCACGGTTGCGGCGCGTAGCACCGGCACGGCGCCGACGAGCTGCGCCAGATAATCCTTGCCGCCCAAGGCCTCCAACCCGCCCACTGTCTCGAAATGCCGCGACAGCACGACGACACTAGCCGGCTTGCCCCCCTGCCACAGATGCAAGGCGGCGGCGTAGATATCGGCATGGGCGGGATCCGCGAAATGCTCGGCGCGCAGGATATCAACCACCGCATCCATTAGATCAGGCTTGCTCAACAGCGCGCCTAGCACGGCCTGTTCGGCGGCATAGGAATGCGGCGGGACGGACCTGTCATAACTCATGATTGTCTACTCCCAAGATAGGGAGTTATTGGCGTGGCGCCGTTTCGTCTAAGGGGCTTTCTTTTCCCAACAAGAGACCAGCCATGACAGCCCTTCTTCCAACGGAAAACCCTCAACAGAAACAGACGGAGAGCTTTGCAAGAGCCGTAGAAGAGCTTTTCACCCGGGCCTTTCAGATCGCGAAAGGCGCGGTTCTTGGTCTTGGCGCCCTCATCCTGGCGGCCCTTAATGGGTTGAGCAATGTGAGCGATTCGCAAGGCTTCGCCATTTTCTTTCTCGCCACGATCCAGATCGCTGCTCAATGCCTTGCGGCGTCCTTGATCACCATGGGTTTTGCCATCGTGATAAGACCCTGGATGTTGAATATGATTAGGAAGGAATGGCCCTCTCCTAATAAAATAATGAAAGTCTGTGTGATAGCGCTGGTTGCGCTCGTTACCACCATTACCGCCGCACCGCTTTATATCCCGATTTACGCCTTCAGAGCCGTCCTCCTGAATTTTGAGGGCATCACGACAGACACCATCTGTTCCATTCCCGCCTCGGGAACAAATGCCTCTGCCGCCTCCAGCTATGCGGAAAAGTGCCCACAGCCACCCGAAGAGCAGCCCTAAGGCACAGACATAGACGACGTTCATGCCGCACCCGCCCGGCGATGTGTCTCATAAGCCCAGCCCCGCAGCCGCCCCGCACCGCGCATTGATGCCAGCGCCAGGAGATTGGCCGCAGCCCCCAGCCTCCAGGTTAAGATGGCACCCCCCGTCAACACCGCCGCCGCGACCGCGAATGCCATTCGCGCCACGACCCGTCGGAGACGGGCGTCAGGGCGCGGCACACGCGCCAGCGCGGCCGCCACTTCCGGCAAATGCCACATGATCAGTTTTCCCTTCGGAACAGGATCAGCTCGCGCTCCTGCACGGCCTTGGCCATGCTCTGGCCCTCATGCCAGGAGGCGCAAAGGTCGGCCTCGACAACCGCGTCAAAGGGGCAGATCAGTGATCCACGTTTGAAATCGGCTATTCCCGCGAACCGGGCCTCAATCCGGGCGATAACCGGGACCTCCGCAGTCCGAGCCGCCTTGACATGAACTATGGCCTCACTCATAGCAGCGCCCCCTGCTTGGGCAGGGCTCCGGGCGTGGGGACGACACGCTCACGCACAGGCAAGAGCGCATCCCTGGCGGCGAAGAAATCCGGCCAAAGATGCTCCCGGCAGCGCCAGCGATAGGTGCCATCCGTCTGCTTAAGGCCATGGCCGCCAAACTGGCCGCAACCGGCAATCTCGCAGGAATGGTCAGACGGCGGTGACGTCGGCATGAGTATTTCCTCGCAATTCCGCCTGGGCAATCAGCCGCAAGGCATTGCTCCGAACCACATCCGGGTCCAGGTCGGCAGACCAACACCATTGCCGGAAATCCCGCCCACCATCCTTGAACCACTCCTGGGCTGACCGAGCGTCCCAACGATTAACCGCCCCCAAGCCCATTGCATCGTGCAGTGCTTGGCGGATGACGGAGCAGGCCAGTCCACGACAGGATGCGACATCGAGCGGCCACAACCCGTCATCCACGTCTTGCCAGGTCGAGCGGTCATCAGGGTCGATTCCGCCATGCCCCTGACCAACGCCGACCCTAGTGGCAGAATGGACCTCGAACAGCGGGTCACGCCGACGCAACCGCTCCCGCGCCCGGTGCAGCACTCCGCTCATCGCCTGCACCCGCAGCCCGTAGCGCTTTGCCAAACGCGCCCTGTTCCATCCCTTACCGTCGGCGTAAAGGCGCAGCATCTCGGCCTCCTGGGCATCGGACAACCTGCGCCCGCGCGATAGACCACCCCCCTTCATGGGCGCCTCTCCCAGAGGATCGAAACAATCACCACCAGCACCGCAAGGCAGGCCTGGATGCCCAGCAGCATCAGCGCGACATCGGCCGCCGCCTCTTCCGGGCTCATGCCACCCTCCCCAGGATTGGAGACACGCCGGGATAAGCGATCTGCTCCAGGCCAGCGCCCGCCAAAGCCTCATTGGCGCGGCGTATCAGATCCGCCGTGGCGATCGGACGGCCGTCGAGGCAGAGGCCGCGCGACCGGCTCTCCGAAACCCGCCCCGGCAAGGCCGCCTTGGCCCGCTCCAACGGGGGAATGGCGACACCATGAAGATCGTAGGAAACTCCGCGAATACGTCTCACGCTTACCCCTCCATCCGGACGCTGCGGACAAGGCGGGCAGATGCAACGCGGACATGGCGTGCATCCAAGCCGCCCTCATCGGATACGGCCCATTGGATGGCCGACCCCATTGCCAGCCCAAGCATCAGCGCGAGGGCGATCCCTTGCCCCGCGCCCGCCAGAATGCGGCCCTGGCGGCGTGCCTTTCCGCGCGTCGCCCCTGCTCCCGCACCGACAGCGACAGGATCATGGCCTGCCTCAGCAGCCGACCGGCCCGCCACAGATGCCAAGCGCTCATCCAGGCCGAGAAGATACGCATCCATGGCCAGGGCTTCGGATTCGACGATTTCCAGCTCACGGCGGACCCTCTCCAGTCTCAGGGCGAAAGATTGAGTTTCTCGACCCAGCACGGGGGCCATCACCGCCTCCACGAAGGGGCGCCCCCAGTAAAGGCCCATGGCATATTGATGGATGTTTTGAGGCAGGTTGCCCCCGGGCTTTTTCCATCCCTCGGCGGTGCGGACCTCGACGCCATGAAAAATCCGCGCCAGAACCTTGGCCTCGTAGGGCGCGAGCCAAATCACCAAGGCCGCCTTGACTTCCTTCAACACGCCACTAATCGCCCCCAGGTCGATATAGGCGCTCCCATCCTTGCGGTATCGCATAGCGTTCATTGGCATTTTCTTACACCCTCAGATGGTGGATGCTTCACGCATGAAACTGGATCGACACATCCCGCCCTTTGACGCGGGAACCCTCGCCGAGCTTCAGCGCCTGGAAGTCGACCTGCAAACAGCCCTATCCCGCCTGCGGCTGATCCGGGGCGGGGCAGACGGCAAAAGCCGCCCAGGCGACACCGCGTCGCTGGATGTCACAGCCGATGACGATAGAGGATGACGCGGGGCCGGGCTCGACGCCCGGCCTCGCCTCTCCTAAAGTGGAGGTTGCAACACCAGACATTTTAGAGAGGCGCAATGGTCTGGATTTACCGGTCTCGGGTTGGGACATTTTGGATTCGCCAAGCGGGCTATGCTCGCTTCGTCCTTGGCATCGGCGAAGAAGCGCTAGGCACCTATGGCAGCCCAATACTCGCGGCCGACGATGTTTATACGCACAGCACCGGTTACGACCGTTGGGACCGCAGCACCAGCTACGAAGCCCCGGAGTCCCTGTCAGAGTGGCAGCGGATCGCATAGATTTAGCCCTCCGGCCACATCTGCGCGGCGGCCTCAGGGTCCCCAGCCTCAACCAGACGCCGCAGGGTCGCCTCAGAAATCACCACCATGCCGCCTTGGAACAGCGCCGACATCATGACCTGCCCCAGAATCCAACGGGCGTGATAACGCTCCTGAAGGACTGCATCGACCAAGGGGTTTTCCGGGCGCTTGTAATGAGCCGGGACACCAGCCATCAAGCCATCTGCGACCTTTTCACGGTCATTCATCGGAGGTGTTCCTTGTTCAGGATGGCGGGATGAGAGGTGGGAAAGCATCAGGCGGCCGTCTCCGGCGTGAGGCATATTTCTCCCGCATCAACCGCACGAATGAACGCTTCAGCGCGTTCGATCGTGGTCAGGGTGATGCCCGCGCCTGACCGGAGACGGCGCATGAACTTGTGATCCCTCACAGCCAGAACGCCGAAATCCCTCTCAGAGATGCGATGCTTTTGACAAAACCGCTCAATGGCGGCGATGACGCTATTACGAGTTTTCATTCCTCAATAGTGGGAGAAATATACCCCGAATGCAAGAGTATTTTTCTCCCGCGCCTAACCCCTTAGGCTTGGGGTATAATTCCCCCGCGATGCCTAAAGAACAAACTCACCTCCAACGGGAACTGTCTCGACGCCTCAAGATTCTGGGGCTGTCTGGGCGCGAGCTGTGCGAGCGGGCTGGCGTCAATACCAGCGCCGTAAAGAACATCCTTTCCGGCAAAAGCCGGAATCCTCGTGGGGACACGCTCGCGAAGCTTGCCAAGGCACTAGGGAGCTCTGTCGCGGACCTGACGGGCGAAGACACCCCTGCCGCTCTCATTCATTCAGGCCAGCCTTATAAGGTGCCGGTCGAATGTCGGGAGTTTGGTGAGCATGCAGAGGTCTTCGACGTCTGCGGCACCGAGTACGCCTTTCTCCCACGCTTCGATATCCGCGCTTCTGCCGGACCGGGCGCCTTAGTGGAGGATGATGGCCAGCCGCTTGGCTTCCAGCCCTTTGAATATCAGTGGCTGCGCGGCGTTACTACGGCGCCTATCACCAAGCTTGCACTTATCCGGGTGTCCGGCGACTCGATGTGGGAGACGCTGCACGACGGGGACCACGTGCTTGTGGATCGCACCAAAACCACCCCATCACGCGATGGCATCTACGTCCTGCGCTATGGCGACGAGTTGCTGGTCAAGCGAATCATGGTGCGCCTCGAAGGCGGCTCGATTGACGTGATTAGTGACAATCCCCGTTACCCGTCACAGACCGTTTCTCCCACATCGCTCTCGATTCTTGGCCGCGTGGTCTGGGTGGGGCGCCAGGTATGATCTCCTCCCTCGACATCTACCGCTCTGCCGCCCTCCTGATCCACCAGCACGGAGAGGAGGCTCTGAGCGTGGCCGGTGAGCATATCGAAGCGATGAAAGCCGCGCGCGACGACAAGGGCTTTGCGGTGTGGATGCGAATCCGCGCGGCGATCGAGGAGCTGCAGGACGGGACGGTGCCGGTGGGGGTGAGGTTGAATTGAGGGAAATAGGCGTGCCGCTTGACTCTGAGAAAATTCCATCTTTACACTAGGTGTAAATTTGGTATTGCATACCATGCGTCAACAATCTACATAGGTGCCCATGGACGTCGAGTTTGCCGATGATAGCCTCGATCGGCTGGAGGTAGATGCTCATTTTACGGGAGGGTTCGCACAGAACATCGTGCGCGGTTACCGCAAAGCCCTCCAAGCCATTCGGGCGGCTACAGACGAGCGCGATCTGTTGGCAGCCAGAGGCCTGAGATATGAGAAACTTCTAGGGCAACGGGCTGGGCAAAACTCGATGAGAATCAACAATCAATGGCGCCTGATTGTCGAGATCGTTGGCGACAAAAACAACAAGAAGATACGTGTACTTGCTATCGAAGACTATCATTAAGATGGTCGGGAGAGAGAAATGAGCGACCGGCAGCCTGCGGAAGTATTTCCACCAGGAGAATTCCTTCGCGACGAACTAGAAGTCCGTGGCTGGACTCAGATCGAATTTGCCCAGATCATCGGCAGGCCCCCTCGCCTCGTGAGCGAAATCATGTCTGGCAAGCGAAGCGTAACTCCTGAAACGGCCAAAGAGTTTGCTGCTGCGCTTGGGACCAGCGCGCAGTATTGGATGAACCTAGAAACCGCCTATCAACTCTACAAGGCTGAGCCCGCGTCTGAGCGTATTGCGCGAGAAGCAAAGCTGCGCGAGCGTTTTCCTGTACGAGAAATGATAAAAAGAGGGTGGATTGAGGCATCAGATAATATTGATGTTGTCGAAACTAGGGTCCTGGAGTTCTTCAAAATAACATCTGTTAATGACAACCTAGATTTCGCGCATGCGGCTCGGCGAAATCATGGCGAAGACATCTCTATACTCCAGATTGCGTGGCTATGCAGAGTAAGGCAGCTTGCGTCTGTTCTACAGGTTCCTCCGTATTCGCAAAAGGCGCTGCATGAGGCCCTAGATGTCCTCAGGGGGATGATTCCCAACCCTGAAGAGATCCGCCATATTCCTAAGGTCCTGGCCGAGTGTGGGGTGAGGCTAGTTGTTGTTGAGCCGATGCCCGGATCTAAGATTGATGGCGTTTGCCTCTGGATGGATGGTGGAAGGAGTCCTGTAATTGGCCTCTCTTTGCGCCTCGATAAGATCGATAATTTCTGGTTTGTTCTTCGGCATGAAATCGAGCATGTCCTTAGAGGAGATGGGAAAGAACAAGATATAATTGACACCGAACTGCAAGAGGGACGAGAGGACTCTGAGCTTTCCGAAGCTGAGAGGGCCGCTGATGCGGCTGCCGGAGACTTCTGCGTTCCCCGGGTCAAATTAGAGAGTTTCATTGCTAGAGTTCGCCCTCTGTATGCAGAGGCCAAAATAGTGAACTTCGCCAGAGCAAACGAAACCCATCCAGGAATAGTGGCTGGCCAATTGCAGTATAGGGGTGAAATCCCCTATGCAAATTTCAGGAAGTATATAGTAAAGGTAAGGCACATAATAACGTCATCTGCTCTGACAGATGGATGGGGACACACTTCTCATTTTCTAGGGAGGCATTAATGGCTACCTATACAGAGCAAATGCAGAAGATATGGCGATTGTATGAGGAAGATGGGCAGCCACTTCCTGCTACAGCTCGCGACGTAGCCGCTTGGGCCGTGCGTAATAAGCTATGGGTCCCGCAGCCTGCTGATGTGATTGCACAATGCGCGGAAGATTTGTCTCGAGCGCTTCGTGAAGAGTATCACAAGGATAAGCGCGGGCGCAGAGTGCGATCAAAGCATGCAGTCCGCGTGAACCAGGGCGGGAAGCAGATCACTCTTTGGGCTGATATGAAAACTGCCCCGCGCAAGCATATGGAAATGGCCTTCTCCCAACGACGCCAGCAGATCGTTGGAGATTGCGTTCAGTTAAGCCGAGATGTGGCTTCTTATAACGAAGAGCATGCAGATCAGCAGCCTATCCAGCTGGTCCTCGACTTCACTGATGACGTACGTGAAGCTGAGTTTGGGGATGAGGCAGCTGCTTAGGTGGCCAGCATTTCAATCCCCTTCAACCCCGCCCCGGCGGGGTTTCTTTTTGCCCGCTTGAACCGCCCCCTCCAGGTCATTACCTCCTGACCGCGCCCTCGGGCGTCCATCCCCCCTTGATGGTTCGACCCGCCGCGAGAGATCGCGGCGGGTTTTTTGCTGACTAATCCGGCGCACCTACAATGGAGTATATTTCCCCCGATTTTGCCTTGACTGGGAGAAATATACCCCGCATGATTTACCCCATCAGCCACCCGCTGATCAGCGCCAATACCGGCGCCACCACACTTCCCCCGGCCCTGATGCGATAGCGTCAGGGGCCGGGGGAAAGACGGAGGGGAAGATGGAAAAGCAGAAACATACGCCCATGGATGGGCGCTATTACGCCGAGGGTCAGGTGGTGCGCAAGGCGGCCAACAGGACCATTGCTTCCGATGGGGGCAAGTGCATCAGCCTCGATTTCCCCGTCTGCCGGATGCATGAAGCGGCGGAAGGCCAAGCCAAAGTGGTGGCGCACCTGCTGAACCGAGGCACCGCCGCGCCGATGCTGCTGGCGGCGCTGGAAGAGATCCGTAGTCGCGCCGCTTGTTTCGCCGAGACCGGTGCAGATCCCCGGATTGGCGACATCACTGACATTCTGGCGATAACCGAAGCGGCCATAGCCGAGGCCAAGGGAGAGTGACCGGCCATGCCCACCACCATTCACCTGAAATCGCCCGCCCGGGCCTATATCACCATCACCCTGCCCTATCCGGGCTTGGTGTCCATCGCCGCCCCGGCCAGCTTTTTCCGCGCCATCGGCCATCGCAATGTCGGCCCCGACCTGACACAGCACCGCGTCACCGTCTCTGCCCAAGAGGCGGAAAACATGGTCCTGCGCCTGTCCGCTCAGGCGATGGCGCTGGACATTATCGCCATCACCCGCCGCACCGGCGGCGAATGCACCGAGGCAGATCTGCGCCGCAAGGGCTGGTCGCAGGCCTTGATCCGCAAGCTCGGGGCGCAAGCCAAGGCCATCGCAACTCCGCACATCATCAGCGACCAATGCGGCAACGCCGCAATGGAGGCCGCGTGATGGCGACCAACACGCACACCGCAGGCCTCGACTTACAAGCCATGATGGACATGCCCTATGGCGCCGCTGGCCGGATGATCCGCGAGACAGTCGATCCCCTCTGGGGCAAGGGCAAGCCTGATGCCGAGGGCGAGTGCCGCTTCGTCGTCACCCTGACCGTCGATCACACCCAAACCGTCGAGTATTCCGTGACCGTAGAGGCATCCTCCGCCGCAGAGGCCGAGGAGATCGCCCGAGGAATGCTGGATGACGACGAACTTGATGAAGGGCTGGAAATCGACACCGAAACCGAAGTCGTCAACGCCACTGTCGAGGAGGCATGACCATGCAGAACCTCCTCACCGCCCGCATGCTCTCGCGCAACCTCCGTTCCGCCCGCATGGCCCTGGCCCGCGGCGACGCCGATGCCGCCAGCGCCTGCCTGGACAACATCCAGTTGGTCCAGGCCAACGGCTCCATGCCCCTCCTGCGCGACATCGCAGGGCGCCAGGCTGACCAGATCGCCCGTCAGATCGCGGGGCTTGCCGGAGACATCCCCAGCTACGCCCACGAACGCCATTCGCAGGAGGCCTGAGCATCATGGCACCGCGCCCAAAGCTTTCCCCCGCCCAGATCGCCGAGATCCGCGCCCGTAAGGCCACCGACGATAACCTGACACACGCACAATTGGCCGAAGAATACGGCGTCAACGAAAGCACCATAAGCCGCGCTCTTTCCACCTCCCCCGCGACAACGCAAGAAAGCACCGCCCCCCACAACCAAATTCACGCCAGCCCCCTCAATCCGCGCAAGCGCTTCGATGATCAGGCGCTGACCGAATTAGCTGAATCCATCGCCGTCGAAGGCGTCCTGTTGCCCCTGCTGGTCAGGCCGCACAGGCAAATCGCCAGCCATTACGAAATCATCGCGGGCGAGCGTCGCTGGCGCGCTGCCGGGAAGGTCATCGAGAGCGGCACGCAGCCTCCGGACTGGCCGATGCCGATCCGCGTCATCGATCCTTGCGATGACCGCAAGCTTCTCGAGCTGGCCCTGACCGAAAACGTGGCGCGCAAAGACATGACGCCCATGGAAGAGGCCGAGGCCTTCGCCGCTCTAGCCAGGGAAGGCGCTAGTCCGGCCGAGATCGCCAAGACCGTGGGCATGGTCACCCGCACCGTCCAAAAACGCCTGCGCCTGATCAATGATCTGCATCCCTCCGTCCAGGAAGCCCTGCGCCAGGGAGAGATTAGCGTCGAGGCGGGAAATATGCTGGCCGCCTATTGCCCCGCGCATATGCAGGCCGGCACCCTCAAGGAAATGAAGGCTGGCCGCTTCACCACCACCACCCAGCTTAAGGCCGCCCTGGTCGCCCAAGCGATCCCCACCGATATCGCCTTCTTCGATCTATCCCAGTACCAAGGCGAGTACGTCGAGGATGAAGACAATTCCGAACGGAGATATTTCGCAGATACCGCCCAGTTCAACAAACTTCAAACAGCCGCCATTGAGGCCAAGCGCGTCGAATTGGCCAAAACTTTCGCTTGGGTAGAAGTGGTGCCCAAGGGGCATCCCTTCTACGAATGGAAATACGACAAGGCTGCGGCCGATCCTGAATGCGGCGCCGTCATCGAAGTGGAATATAGCGGCAAGGTGAAGATCCATACAGCCCTTGTGCTGCGCAAGGAACACCGGCGTAGCGCAGGCAGCACCGGCACACCAGCCCCTAAAGCCCCGCGAGAACAAGAACCTTTCACGAAAACCCACATGTGCCATGCCCGGCGGAGGAAGACAGAGGCCCTGCAGCAGGTGGTCTCGACAATGCCCCTGACCGCCATGCGGCTTACCTGCCTCGCATTGATCGGCGGTGATTCCGCCGTCCACCTTTCTGCCGAGCCCCATGAAAGCGATGACCTGGTCTTGGCCGCTTCGGTGCGACGCAAGATCGAAGAAGCCCTGCAACCCTTCAAGAAAGCGGCCAAGCGCTTCGGAATCGACCACCACGGCGTCCGCGCCGAGTACAGCAAGGGCGGCCTTGACGAGGTGCGCGCTTGGCAGATCCTGGCCGAGATGGAGGATGGCGAGGTGATGACCTTGTTCTCGGCCCTCGTCGCGGCCCGCATCGGCAGCTTCAACGGCTACAATCCAGAACTTGGCGATCGCCCGGTCGCTACCGCCATCGCCGCCAGCATGGATATGGTAGGAAACGAAGCCCGCCTGGGCCTCGGCCTGCGCCCCGATGATCTAGACGGCATCCGCAAGGACAAACTGATCAGGCTCATACGCGCAGCCGGCATCGATGGCGAACTCACCGGCATGACGCTGGCCGAGCTGAAGAATTACTTCATCGCCATGGCTCCGCCCGGCTACGTGCTGCCCACCCTCAGATTCGGCAACAAGGATGCGGTTGAGGCCTTACTCAGCAAGCCGCGCCACGATCTTGGCCAGATCGATCTGGAGGACCTGACGAAGCCCCGCGAGGTGGCGGCATGAACGAAGAAGAATTGCGCCACAGCTACCACATCCTCGCCCAGGAGCAGATCGAGGCGGAAATTGCCCCGCTGCGGCAGCAGGTCCAGGAGTTGCTGGACGCCCTTCTGCCCTTCGCCCGCGCCCATGCGACGTACAGCTTCGGGATGCTCTGGCCGGAAGGCCCGGCTCTCACACAGAAGGAATAGGAGGCAACATGCCCAAGCCCCCGAACAACTGGCCCAGCAATGCGCTGCCGCGGCGCCTGACGCGGGAGTGGGCCTCCTTCTATTGCGGAGTATCGCCCAACACGTTCGACGGCAAGGTCGAGGCCGGAGAATTCCCCAAGCCCGACCATGACGGAAAGTACGACCGCAAGCTGCTGGACGAAGCAATTGACCGCATCAACGGCATCACCGCGCCATCACCCGCGAACGAAAGCTGGGCCGTCAGACCTCGGACCCGGCGTCGCGCGGGGGCGGCATGATGTCCCCTTTGCAGACCGGAGAACAATGATGCCCGACCCAACCAAGAGCGATACGCCGGTCCACGACTGGTTCGGTTTGTCCTACAGCCCGTATCTGGTCATTCCGCGTTTAGCCCTGCAACACATGCCGGCGGAGTGGCAACGCCGCTTCGTTGAGTTGCTGCAAGAGGCAGAAGAGTCAGGGTTGAAGACGCCCGGCGACTACGAGGTGCGACGTCGCGTGAATGGTCGCTACGCAGACGACCCGTGGCGCGACTACCGGCGCGGCAATGTTGCTGACCTGCTGGCCTCCCCTTTCCAATCTCCCAACAAGGACTAAGACCATGAAGGAATTCGAACAGGCCGTTGCCGCCGCCGTCGGCGGCATGATTGCCAGCGGCAAGCTCAACGAGATCATCGAAGCCAAGATCAGCAAGACCATTGATGACATTGTTGGTGACGCTCTCCGCTCCTATGGCGACTTCGGCAAGTCGCTGAAGAGCGCTATTGAGGATTCACTTTCCGTCGATTTCGACGAGCTGGGGCTTGCTGGCTACAACCACACCGTCCTGGAGATCGTCCGGCGAAAGGTGAATGCCTCGCTCCTCGCCGCCGGCAAAGAGCAGCTTGAGCAGGATATGGAGAAGCTGCTGACCGCAGCCATCCCAGGCGAAATCACAATCACCAAGCTTTACCAGGATCTGGCCGAATGGGCGCGCGACTATAACGGCTGCGAGAAGTGGCAGCGCCCCACCATGATCATCGGCGAGCCCTCCCGTGGTTGGCGCTGGATCTACATGGACGCGAAACCCAGCAAGGATCGGTACAGCTGCGCGTTCTCCCTGTTGGTCCGAGAAGACGGAGGCATTGCGTCCCTTCACGTCGAAGGGAGGGACATTGAGAAGACGCTCTTCGCGGGTAGCCTCAATAGCTTTGAAGAAACTCTGTTCCGCCTCTACGCAGCGAAGGCGCGGGTGGCGTTCGACGCGGACGAACCCGACGACATCGACCTCAGCGACGATGATTTCTGATGCCATCCGGCTTGCGGACGGAGGAAGACGAATGACCGAGACGCTGAAAGCCATCTGCCTGGGCTGCGGACAGGAAGGGGAGTGGGGCAGAAATCCCCTCGATCCGCCAGAGGCTACCACCGTGAGGACATCTCTTTGCAACATCTGCGACGACGGCGACTTCATGGAACCGTGCTTTTTCGACGCCAACGGCAAAGAGATTTTGCCGTCCCCTTTGCAGACCGGAGAACAGCAATGACCGTTATTGACGAAATCGCCGCCGAGCGCCGCCGCCAGATCGATGTTGAGGGGTGGACTCTACAGCATGACGATAAGTACGACGCTGGACAGCTTGTTGCGGCGGCCTGCACCTACGCGCTCGAAGCCACCTTCGACGGCCCCCGTGCGCCGCGTTGGTACGACATGCTGTGGCCGTGGCCGCTGACTTGGTGGAAACCCAAGAACAAGCGCCGCGATCTGATCCGCGCCGCCGCTCTGATCGTGGCCGAGATCGAGCGCTTGGATAGGGCCGCGTTGCCCTCCCCTTCGCAGGCCGAGGAGGACAAGAATGTCTGAGCCGATTTCCTTGAAGGAGCGGATGGAGAAATTTGGGTGGGTCATTGCCGCCGACTATGACCAAGACGGCGTCAACCTCCTCCCCTACGCCATGAAGCTGCGAATGATTGACGGACATACCGCCAGGGCCATCGCCTACCAAACCGACGCCGAGTACGAGGCCGATCTGGCAGCGTGCCGAAAGGAATGGGATGCCGAGTGGGACGCCTACCACCAGTCCTCCCCTTTGCAGACCGGAGAATGACCATGGAACTGAAATCGAAAATCAACGCCGTGGTGAGCGCGGCGCACGGCGCCAGCACCGCCGCCGGATGGTGGGCGAATACCGACATTCACGGCGACCGACACGTTGTCCCCGCCAAGCTGTGCCTGATCCACTCCGAAATCAGCGAGGCCATGGAAGGCCACCGCAAGGGCCTGATGGACGACAAGCTTCCGCACCGGCCCATGATCGAGGTCGAGTTGGCCGACGCGCTGATCCGCATCGCCGATCTGGCCGGCGCCCTCGGCTTGGACCTCGGCGGCGCCGTCGAAGAGAAGATGGCTTTCAACGCCCAGCGCGCCGACCACAAGCCAGCGGCCCGCGCTGCTGCCGGCGGCAAATCATACTGATGTCCCCTTTGCAGACTGAGGAGCGCTGACATGTTCGAGAAGATTTTCCCCTACGACGGCACACCATTCGGCGCCATGTGGGCGGCGGAGCGTTGGCTTGCCGAGAACGGGTACAGCGTGGGGCACAGCGAAAAGGGTTCCCCGCGCGGCATTCTCAAGGGTGACTATGACATCCAGAAGTGGCGCAACCTGCGCCCCCAGGACCGCGCCGCATTGGATGGCGAGATGATCGGCGGACGCGACCAGGATCAGATCATCCGCATCCACCGCAACGAGCCCTCCAGTTTCCAGGCCGAAGAAAGCTAGCCTGCCGAGCCACCAAGCCCATAAGTGCCCATGCTGATCGGATACGCCCGAGTCTCTACCGACGAACAAAACATCGACCTTCAGACAGATGCCCTAGAGGCAGCAAAGGCCGAGCGCATCTATTCGGATGTGATGAGCGGCGCTACCATCTGTAGGCCCGGTCTCCAGGCGATGCTGGATGGATTGCGGGACGGCGACGTGGTCATCGTCTGGAAATTGGATCGGCTGAGCCGGAGCCTGAGCGAGCTGGTCAAGATGGCCGAGGGTTTCGCAGATCGCGGCATCCAACTCCGCAGCCTAACAGAGGGCTTTGACACCGCCACGGCCTTGGGACGCATGGTGTTCGGGATCTGCGGCGTCCTCGCTGAATTCGAGCGAGCCCTCATCATCGAAAGAACCAAGGCGGGCCTGGACGCCGCACGAAAGCAAGGCCGCATCATTGGCCGACCGGCTGTCGTCACCAACGAAGTAAAGCAGCGTGCGCTTCTCCTTGTTTCCAGTGGCGCGGTAACCAGCGCAGGCGAATTACGCAAAGCCCTGGGCCTGAAGAAGGGAACATTCCACGCCGCCTTCCCTGGCGGCTTTGCGGAACTCGTGCGCCAGGCGGCGCGGCGGGCGTGACGAACTAGGAGAGAAGGTTGATCACGATCAAGCTCAGAGGCGTGAACAAGGTCCGAAAGCGCCAAGCCGATGGCACCATCAGGATTTACTATTACCACCGGGCGACAGGCATCAGGCTCCCGGACGACCCGGCCTGCGCAGAATTCATCACCCGCCTCACCGAATTGAACGCTCAGGCAGCCGAAAAACCAGCCGTAGGGGCCGCTCCCGGCACCGTGGCCGCTCTAATCGAGCATTACAAGCGCTCGCAAGATTTCAAAGGCCTCTCCCCAAAGACACGCACGGATTACTCCCGCTATCTCGACATCATCAAAGAAGAATGGGGCCGGAACCGCGTCTCCGGCATTGATCGTGAGGCGGTGCTTAATTTGCGCGATGCCTTCCAGGAGACCCCCCGCACTGCCAATTACGTTGTTTCCGTACTGCGCCTGCTGCTGACCTTTGCCGTGGATCGGCCCAAAGTTTACGGACTAGCCTATAACCCAGCCGCGCGGCCAAAAAAATTGAAGACTGGGGACGGGCATCGCCCCTGGGAAGAAGGAGAGATTGCCCTCTTCCGCGCCCATTGGAAGCTGGGCACTGTCGAGCGAACTGCGTTCGAGATCGGCCTGTCCACGGGGCAGCGCGGCGAAGATATCATTAGCATGGAGCGCAGCCATATTGGTTCGGATGGCACGATTGCCATTGCCCAAGAAAAAACTGGCGCCAGAGTTTGGGTGCCAAAATCAGCGGATCTGAGCGCGGCTCTTGAGGCCTGGGATGTCGCCCAGGCCGAACGGATCGCCGCGCTTGAAAAGTTGGGCAAGGCTATTCCGCTGGCCATGAGCCGAATGCTGCTGACCACGGAAACCGGCCGAGGCTTCAAGGTCGACCACTTCCGGCATGTGATGATCAATGCCTACCAAGCCGTTGAAGGCCTGACGACGGGCCTGGAAGCCGGCGGCGTGACGACGCATGGGCTACGCTATACCTCGGCCACGATCCTGCACGAACTGGGCTGCGATTGGGACACCATTGCCGCCATCACAGGCCATGAAACAGTGCAGATGGTGAGAAAATACACCGCCAAGAAACGCAAGGCCCGCATCGCCATTTCCCGGCTTGATGAAGCCCGCCGGAACAAGGTGGACGGGAACTCAAAATGA